ATCGAGTACGCCGACATCTGCCCGGCCGATGACGTGATTGTCGTGGCCGGGGAGAACGGCTCGGGCAAATCGTCCCTGCTCGCGGCGATCAGAACCTGCATTGCCGGTGGCAAACTCGGCCAGGACGTGATCCGGCACGGTGCCGACCAAGCCGAGATTATCGTCTGGCTATCCGGCTCAGACGGTAGCGAGCACCAGGTCACCAAGATCATCGACGGCAAGGGCGGACACCTGGAAGTCCGGGACTTGGCGAAGGACACGCCGGAGCCCGCCCCGCAGACCTACCTCGACAACATGATCGGGCCTGGGATGGCCCTGGACCCGTCCGAGTTTGACCAGGCCGGGGGCAAGGGGCGCGTCTCGATGATGTTGGAGGCCATCGGTCAGGCGGACGAAGTCGCCAGGATGGATGCTCAGTTCGCCGAACTCACGCGGTCGCGGCAGACCATCGGCTCGGCCAAGCGTGACAAGGATGGCGAACTCAAACGGTTGCAGTCGCCGAAGCCGGGAGACCCGACCGCGCCGGTGGATACTGCGGCCCTAACCCAACGACTTACCGAACTGAACCAGATCCAAGCGGAGCGCGACGCGGCAACCCGCAACGTCCAGGCCATGCGCAATAGCGTCGTTACATCCGCAGACAACGTCGCCTCGATCAAAGCCGAGATTGCATCTCTCGAAGCCGAACTGAAAACCGAGACGGAGAATCTCACCGCCTACAAGGCGGAAGTGGCGGCGGGCGAAGCGAAGCTCAAAACGTTCGCGCCGTTGCCAACTGCCGAGGTCACTGCGGAACTCGCACGCGCCTCTGAGATCAACGCAGCGGTCGAAGTCGGCGTCCGGTATCGCCGCTTGACGGGTGAGGTAGAAAAGCTCAAAGCCGACTGGGATGAGCGGACGGCGGCGCTCCGGCAGATCGAAGCCGACAAGTCCCAGCTGCTCGCCGAGGCGGGATTCCCGGACGCTGGGATCGGCGAGATTGGGATCTGCCCGGACGATGTGACGGTCAAGGGATGCCGCTGGGGGAACGTGGCGGACAGTCACCGGATGGTCATGGCGATGAACGTGGCCATGGCCATGTCCGGCGGTCTGCGGGATGTGATAATTAAGCAGGCGGCTTGGTTCACCGAGACGACCTTGGCAATTGCGCGAGAGTTGGCGAAGGCAAAGGGCTTCCGGCTCTGGCTCGAAATCCCCGGCACGAGCGAGGACGCCTCGGTGCTGATCGACAACGGCGTGGCCATCTCGGGGAGAGCCGTGAATGCGGCGGTGACATCATGATCGAGCGCGGGGACAAATTCATGGCGACGATCATGTTGCTGTTTAACCTGCCGTTCATCGTGGCGGCGATCCGCTGGGCGGTGGACGGCTTTCCGGGGGTAACGAAATGACATTGACCAGAGACGAATACGAGGAGCGCATCCACCGCGCTCACGTCGGGGGCGAAGTCCTGACGACCGTTATCCAACAGTTGGCCCGCGATCTCTGCGATCTGCGGGACACGGTTGCCCGCCTGGAATCTGAGCGCGAGCGGACGCGGTTGAACGAGCCGCAGTATGAGACCAAACAGGCCGCCGACGGTTCCGGCGTTTTCACGCAGCCGATCGTGACTGTTACGCATGTTCCCGAAAGTGAATTCTGAGATGGACTACGCCCAATCAATCCTGACCCGCGCGAAGTCCTCGCACCGGAAGAAGAACATGATGGCCCTGCACGTTGAGGCGCCGGCCGCGCTGATCCATTCGCTCGCGGGCATCGCCTTGAAGCACGGCCTCACGATGGGTAGAATAGTCCGAGTGCTACTGGAGGATTTCACGACCGATTACCACAGACCCGGCATGGTGCCGGGCATGCGCATTACTTTTGAGGATGAGGAGAACCAAACATGAAGCTACCGAATGGCTCGGAGCTACTGGATGCCACGGCCACGCACAACGCGGCAGAGTGGCACGAGGCGCGTAAGACGCACCTGGGCGGCTCTGACATCGCCAGCATCTTGGGAGTCGGCTGGCGGTCACCGCTTGAGGTCTACGGGGAGAAATTGGGCCTGCTCGAACCGACGCCGGGAGACCGCCGTATGGAGTCGGCGCAATTCCTCGAACCGATCGTCGCGCAATGGTTCGAGAAGGCGACCGGACTCATCACGCGGGAAACCGGCGCACTGGTCGGGCCTGGGATCATGATGAGCACACCGGACCGGCTAGTAATGAACCGCGATGACGGCGATCAGCCCGTCGCCATCCTTGAAATCAAATGCCCCGGCGCACACAAGATCGCCGACTGGGCAGCCGACGATGCCGGTCAGCCGCAAGTGCCGCAATACGCGGTGATTCAAGCGTCCTGGTACGCCCTCCATTGGGAATTGTCAGAGGTTGCCGTACAGGCATTGGTCGGCGGAGTGTTCGGCGACCCCGCGTGGCTCACACGCGACACCGAATTCGAGTCATGGATGATGGAAGCCGCCGACGATTTCTGGAAGAACTTTGTCCTGAAAAAGATCGAGCCACCAGCGACCGGAACGCCCGCCTGTCGCCGCGCGATCCTGGCCATGCACCCCGAGCACACCGAGGACATCCGGGTAGCAACTGAAGCCGAAGCGATGATGATCCACGACTTCCGCGAGCTGCGGGAGGCGGCCAAGGGTTTCGAGGACAGACTCGACATCGTCAAGAACTTGGTGCGTCAGGCCATTGGCGGCGACCTGGGGATTGTTTCCTCCGAGGGGAAGATCACGCACCGCAAGAGCAAAGATGGGACGGCAATCGATTGGGAGGGAGTCGCCAGAGAGATTGCAATGCGAATCCCCGGTGCCATTCCGGGCGTCATTCCCGCCGATGCTATCGCAGCCTACACTCACCCCAAACCCGGCCAGCGTCGGCTTCTGTTGAGCGCGGCCAAGAGGAAATGAAACCTATGAGTACGGAACAAGGTACGCAGGCGAGCACGGCGCTGGTGGTCGCCAAGAAGAACTTCCTGCAAAGCCCCGCGATGATCCAGCGCCTGACTGCTATCGCCTCTAAGCACATCACCGTCGAACGATTGGTGCGTGTGGCCCTGGTGGCCATGCAGCGCCAGCCTCGGCTCCTGCAATGCACGAATGAATCGCTTGCCCAGGCACTCATCACCTGTTCGGAGATCGGCCTCGAGCCTGGCATCGGCGGCGATTGCTACATCATCCCGTACAAGGATGTCGCCACGTTTCAGATCGGCTACCAGGGACTCAAGGAACTGGTCTGGCGCTCGAACGAAATCCTCATCGATGCGCACGTCGTGTATGACTGCGACCGGTTCGACTACGCATACGGTACGCAACCGCGCCTGATCCATGAGCCGGAGGGCAAGGCCCCGCGCACCCCGGACGCGAAACGCACTCACGCTTACATGACGGCGACGTTCCCGGACGGCCGCATGAAGTTCGAGGTTCTGACGGCCACCGACGTGGAGAAAATTCGCAAGGCCTCACCAGCGGCGAGTAAACCCGACTCGCCTTGGGTGAATTGGCCAGATGAAATGTGGCGGAAGTCTGCGGCCAAGCGCGGGTGCAAATGGCTGCCGAAGTCGATAGAGGTCCAGAGGGCTATCGAGGTCGACACGTCAGCCGACTTAGGCGCCGACGATTTCAATCTCGCGGCCGACCCGAATGATATCAGCGACCAGTCCCAGTCATCCGTTGACGCACCGCAGAAGCCGCAGGGCGCCACCAAGACATCCGCTCAAGCCCCGAAGCCCACCACGACCCGGCAAATGCCGCCAGCGGCCAGCAAACCGGCGAACGGATCAAAACAACCCAACCCCACGCAGGAGTCCCAGGACACGATTGCCGATAGCCGCAAGCGAATCGACATCCAGAAAATAGCGGCGAAGCTTTCAACCGCGCCCGGATACGGTGGCGACGTGGGCAAGGTCATCGCTGACTGGACCGGCGGCGTCGACCTGCGCACCATCGGCGGCGCCGAACTCGATTCGATCTACGAAGCCGCGATCTCGGTCCTCGCAGATGCAGAGCGCGAATCGGCGAATGCCGCAGCGGCCCCCCCCGGAGAATTGCAGCTCGAAACCCCGGAGACTATCGCCGACGAAACGACCGGCGGATTAGCCGACCTGATTCAGGCCCGCGCCGCCGAACTCAGCAGCGGCGATCCTGAGCGACAGGATCAGATCCTCGATGAATGGTTCACCGCGATCGGTCTGCCGCAGGATGCGACATTCGAGAACATCGGCCCCGATGAACTGCGCGTGCTGTTTGAGCACGCGCAAAAACAATCACACACCGGCGACGGTAAGCCCCGCCGCAGAAGGAGATGACAACGGCCATGAAGATGAAAACGCAGCATGCCGAACTCGCAAACGTCAAGCTGACAACAGTCAGCAAGGCGCGCGAAGGCGGCGACCTCGTTGGTGCAGAGAAATACTGGGTCTTGACGTTCAAGGTTCCAGTGAGTGCGATTGACGCCAACGAACTCCCGGCGATGGCCGGGGAGCCCATCATGTTGGAATTCGAGCCGACGCAACTGGCGATGGACCTCGATCACAAGCCCGCGCGTGCGCCCTCCGGTGGGACGCGCCGCTCGGGGAAAGAGGCTGCTACCGGCGAGAACGACGACTGATGAACGCGATGGATGGCCGGGATGCATCGGTCCCGGCCATCACACGCCCGCCGACCCGGCGGGAGGAGCGAGGCGAACCGTGACAAGGAGTGAGAAGATCGAAGCGGCGGCGGCGGCGGTGCTGGACGCTGGTATCATACAACTTGACTCTGAGAATCTGGAGCCAACCGGATTCATGCTCGTCCTGAATGAGGATTGGGACAATCTCCACGATGCGCTCGCCCTGCCGGTGGAGCCGATTGCACCACGAGACACTCGCATTCTCCGCAACCGAATTGCCCGCAAGCTACTCGACTGCGACTACCGGGCAGCCGACAGCGCGGAGTATCTGGCAGACCAGATAGTTGGGATGGCGTGTTTCGATTCCGAGATCGCCCTGCCGCTCGAAGCGGCGGTGCCCAAGACGGTGGATGCGTTAGAGCATGTCGTCCGAAAGTTGCTCGGAGAGATCGACGATAACTTACTCTCTGAGACGGATTGCGGCCCGCTGTTTGATTCCGACGAGGTGGATTACTTCGTGCCGCGCCTTGCCGCCCGTCTCTCCGCGCTCGGGGTCCAGCCGCCCGTGGACCGGGATGTGATCCTGACCGCAGCCCGTTCGTGGCGACTCCGACATCTCAGTGAACTCGTGGACGGATTCACCGACGCGAACATAGCTGGACTGATCGACGTGGTGCTGGCCCTGTTCGGGGCGCAGGGGACGGGGGAGGCCAAGCCATGAGCGACTTGACGCGGCTTGAACGCGAACTCCTCGCCGCCGAGAAGGACAACGCCGCGCTCCGGGCGAGGATCGGGGAATTGGAGTGGCTACTGATAGCATTTTCTCGTTCCGAAGATAAGTCAGGAAGAATGCGCTGTGATTCTTGCTCTACTTTAGTTCCGGCGCACACGGATGGGTGCAGGATAGGTAAGGCGCTCGCCGGGAAGGAGACGACCGATGGGTAAAACGAACATAGAATGGACCAACCGAACCTGGAATCCGATTGTCGGGTGTTCTCGCGTCTCTGAGGGGTGCCGCAATTGCTACGCCGAACGCATGGCGGGGACGCGGTTGAAGCACACCGAGCGGTACAAGGGGTTGACGAAACCCGGACCCGATGGGCCATTGTGGACGGGTGAAACGCGGTTCATCAAAGAAGAATTCAATACGCCGCAGAGCTGGCGTGATCCTCAGAAGGTGTTCGTGTGCGATATGGGCGATCTCTTCCACGAATCCATCGCCGACCCTCAGATCGAGATGGTGTTACAGATGCCGCTACGCGGCGCTCATCGTCACACCTATCAGATACTCACCAAGAGAATTGAGCGGGCGCGGGACTTTTTTGCTCACTTCTGGAATCACTGCTATCGGACCCCCGAAGGTGAATGGATACCAATTAACCCAGCGCGAAACGTCTGGATCGGTACGTCGGTCGAAGATCAAAAGACCGCCGACGAACGCATCCCGATCCTGTTGCAGATTCCGGCGGCAGTGCGGTTCGTATCCTATGAACCGGCACTCGGACCGGTGGATTTCATCCCCTACACGGGCCACCAGGTACATTGCTGCAAGTGCCGTTGGCACCGAACCGAGATGAACATCATGCCACAAGGTAAGGATTGGTGGTGCCCAGAATGTTCATCGATATGCTATACCACCAGCGGAATCCATCAAATCATCTTTGGTGGTGAATCTGGACCACGTAAACGGCCTGTCGATCTCGCATGGGCATACGAGGTGCGCGATAACTGCAAAGAGACTGGCACCGCCTTCTTCATGAAGCAAGTAGACAAGGTTCAACCGATCCCAGACGACTTGATGATCCGGGAATTTCCGAACGGAGGCCGCGATGCCTAAGCACCGCAAGCCGACCGACAAGGATTGGGCGGTATACTTCGCATCCGAGCACGATGCGAAGTGGGCCAAGCCTATTCTCAATGCCGCCCGCGACTGGTACAACGGCACCCTGTCCACGTATGATCTGAGACGTTTTATCAGACGCGAACGCGACGAACACGCGAAGATCGTCGCCCGCTGCGAGAGGGAACATGACTGAAACCACGACCATAGTCTATGGCGATGAAGGTGATTCCGAAGTCTCTGGTGCAACGTTTGAGCGGCGCTGCCCCAAATGCGGTAGAATCGTCAAGGCTGATTCAGTGATGCACTTCAAGGGAATCAAACCCGTTGAACCGAACGCAACCTGTAAGCGTTGTGGGCGCATAGCCATGCCGTTTGAGGGATACTATTAGTCGCCCGCTGCGAGGCGGCGCGAGGAGGGAAGGGGTGATGAGCAAATCTTCGAGTAGTTCATCGTCAGGAATTGGATTCACGGGGCTGTTGACGATTACATTTATCGTCCTCAAGCTGACGGGTTACATTGACTGGTCATGGTGGTTGGTACTGTCGCCGCTGTGGATTGGGGCGTCCGTAGCAATTCTCATAATCACCGTTCTAATCGTCTTTGCTGTCATTGCTGACAAGTAACCCCGCGCCGACGGCGCGAAACGGAGGAGCTCCCCGAGCATCGGGCGGAGGGAAACACCCAATGACACCCCGAGAGACGAGGCTGTGAACCGAAACGAAATCATTCAAGGCGACGCGCTGGAAGTCCTGCGGACTCTGCCGGATGGCATTGTACAGACGACGGTCACGTCGCCGCCGTATTGGGGGCTGCGCGACTACGGCGTGCCCGGCCAGTTGGGTTTGGAAGCAACTCCCGAAGAGCACGTCGCCAAGATGGTCGAGATATTCCGCGAGGTCCGCCGGGTGACTCGGGACGATGGGACGCTGTGGCTGAACTACGGGGACTCGTACACGTCTGGCGGCCGGGATAGCTACGGCGGGAATGATCCTCACTGCAAACAGGCGACTCACTCCGCGATCAAAGACGCGAAGCGGGCGCCCCAGCCGTCGAATCTCAAGCCCAAAGACCTCTGCGGCATACCGTGGCGCGTGGCGTTCGCACTCCAAGCGGACGGATGGTATCTGCGCTCGGACATCATCTGGCATAAGCCGAATCCCATGCCCGAGTCGTGCAAAGATCGGCCCACCAAGAGCCACGAGTACCTATTCCTGATGAGCAAGCAACCGCGCTACTACTGGGACGCCGAGGCGGTCAGGGAACCGCACAATTCATATCTGCCAATGTCGCATTTCTCGCGAAGGGGAAATCACCCCAAGAAACTTGACTCGTCGAGTAGGTCAACATTTCCCATGGATGGTCCGAGAGAATACAATCCAGCGGGCCGCAACATCCGCGACGTGTGGACAATCCCCACGGCCCCGTATTCTGAAGCCCACTTCGCCACATTCCCGATCAAGCTGGTCACGCCATGCGTTCTCGCGGGCAGTCCGCCGAAGTGCTGCGGGGTCTGCGGGACGCCGTGGGTGAGGGTGGTGGAACGTGGCAATTTAGTGGGCAGAGATCGTGGGGGAAACTATAAGGGGCGCGAGTCTGACGTTGACTTGGCAGGCGGAAACCGGATGGAGAGCAAGAACGACTACCATCCCGGAATGTCTTACGAAACCAAAACCCTCGGCTGGCGCTCCGGATGCGAACACGACGACGACTCCGGGCGAAGCATCGTCATGGACCCGTTCGCCGGGTCCGGCACAGTGCCGTTCGTAGCCGAAAACCACAACCGCGACTACCTGGGGATCGAACTTAACCCGGAGTACATTGCTATGGCGAAACGCAGACTGAGGCAAGGAGTCCTCGCACTGTGAACGGCGGGCGACGGAGGAGGGTATATTGAAACAGAAAATCGACAACGGGATCGTCGGTAGCCCGGGCCGATTCCCCCGCCCGCGATTCTGCCAGTTCGAGGAGTGCGGGGAACCGACAACGGGCTACAAATACTGTAAGGCGCACGGAAAGCAAGTCAAGGCGCAGCAGCAGGCAGAGGGTAATGCCAGGCGGCGCAACCGCGACGCTTCGACCCGCATACGCGAGGGGGCACAATCTGAGAACACCGCACGACTCGCGGCGATCAAGGCATTCCCGCCGGTGTACACGTCGTCAGACCTGCTCCACCTACCACCGGAGAAAGCGTTCCGTGCGATCAATGCGATACTCGGCGGCGACGCGGGGTTGGTGCGGTGAGCCTCTACTACGACCACGCAGGGATTCGGGAATGGCCGAGAGATCATACAAAGATCATCTTTGTGTCGGGACGCTTTCGCGGTACGTCTATGTATGAAATCGAACAGAACATCCGCCGGGCCGAGACTGCCGCCCTTGCGCTGTGGCGGGCCGGTTGGGTTGCTCTTTGCCCACACATGAACACGCACTTCTTCGACGGGGGCGCACCGGATGATATATGGCTCAAGGGTGACTTGACAATGCTGGCTCGGTGCGACGCGATGGTGGTAATCGACAACGGAGAATCATCAGGAGTGAAAGCCGAAATCACGTTTTGCCAAGAGAGGGGGATACCAATTGTCCGAGACATCAAACAACTACTCTGAGTTTATCGAGCGGAAATCTCAACTTGGGGGGATGTTCGGATTTGAACCGACGTTTCTACCAGACTTTCTATTCGACTTTCAGCGCGACCTTGTGACCTGGGCTATGCGCAAGGGGCGAGCAGCGATCTTCGCCGACTGCGGTCTTGGTAAAACCCCGATGCAACTGGTATGGGCTGAGAATGTAATCCGGAGGGAGAACAAGCCCGTACTGATACTGACTCCTCTGGCCGTTTCATATCAGACCTTGCGCGAATCGGAGAAATTCGGAATCGATTGCCAGAGGTCAAGCGATGGAACCGTTACCGGATCCGCGCGAGTGATCGTCACGAATTACGAGCGAATCGACAAGTTCAATCCTTCGGACTTCGCCGGGGTAGTCTGCGACGAATCGAGCATCCTCAAGAATTTCTCCGGGGTGCGCCGCAAGTCCGTAACTGAGTTTATGAAGAAACTCAAGTATCGGTTGCTATGCACGGCAACGGCGGCGCCGAATGACTACATCGAACTCGGCACCAGTTCCGAGGCGCTTGGCGAACTTGGTTACATGGATATGCTGAGTCGGTTCTTCAAGAATGAACAGGGAACATCTAACCCCCGTCTTGGATGGCGGGCACATGGAGAGCCGAAGAATCAATGGCGCTTTCGCGGCCACGCCGAGCAACCGTTCTGGCGCTGGGTATGTTCCTGGGCGCGGGCGGTTCGCAAGCCGTCCGACTTGGGGTATGACGACGGCCAATTTATCCTGCCAGAGTTGATCGAACGCGAGCACGTCGTCAAGGCAAACAGACCACCCGATGGGATGCTGTTCACTATGCCGGCCGTGGGACTCAAAGAACAACGCGAAGAACGGCGGCGCACTATCACCGAACGATGCGAACGAATTGCCGAGATTGTATCGAACTCCGAGAAAGCACTGGTCTGGTGCCACTTGAACAAAGAGGGCGATCTTCTCGCCAGCATGATCGACGGGGCCAAGCAAGTCAGCGGTTCGGATTCGGACGACGCCAAAGAAGAACGCCTGTTGAACTTCGCCAACAACGGGCTTCGGGTGCTGGTGACAAAGCCGAAGATCGGCGCCTGGGGATTGAACCTGCAATGCTGTAATCACGTGACGTTCTTCCCGTCACACAGTTATGAACAGTATTACCAGGGCGTGCGCCGGTGCTGGCGATTCGGACAGACCCGACCTGTCAACGTAGACATCGTAACCAGTGAGGGCGAAGTGAAAGTCATCGCCAATCTACAACGCAAGTCAGACCAGGCCGACCGGATGTTTTCGTTTCTCGTTGCTCATATGAATGATGCCATGCACATAGACCGCGAACGCGCGGTAACAAAGAAAGTTGAGGTTCCATCGTGGCTATATTAGATCAGGAAATCGCAGAACGTTATGCGCTCTATCTCGGTGACTGTTGTGAGGTAATGCCGACACTACCGAAGGAATCGGTTCACTTGTCGGTCTACTCTCCGCCGTTTGGTGGACTATACAACTATTCATCGGCACCCGAGGACTTGTCGAACTGCGCCGACTATCAGGAGTTCTTCACTCATTACGAATTTGTGGTGCGCGAAATCTTCCGGCTAACTCTTCCCGGTCGGATGACCGCAGTCCATTGCATGGACGTTCCGTCGGGCAACAGCGGGTGCGACCATCTGGTTGACTTCCCTGGCGACATCATCCGGCTACATGAGGACATCGGATTCAAGTACATCGCTCGCTATGCGGTCTGGAAAGAACCGCTTGGTGTCCGCAACCGGACAATGGCGAAGAACCTGGCTCACAAGACGGTAGTGGAGGATTCCAGTCTTTGCTCAGTCGCAAGCGCTGACTACGTGGTAGTGTTTCGCAAGCGTGGCGACAATCCGGTACCAATCGCCCACCCTAACGGTTTCCTCGAATATGCTGGCGCCCGTGAAATTCCGCACGACGTGTTGAAATTCCGGGGACACAAGGGGAGCCAGATCGAAAACCGATACTCCCATTGGATTTGGCGACAGTATGCGAGCGCGTTTTGGGATGATGTGCGCATTGGCCGGGTTCTTCCGTTCAAAGAATCCAAAGACGAAGAGGATGAGCGCCACGTTCACCCGCTCCAACTGGATGTGATCGACCGCGTAGTCGCCCTTTGGAGCAACCCCGGCGAAGTCGTCCTGACGCCGTTTATGGGTGTGGGGTCCGAAGTCTATGGCGCTGTCGGTGCTGGTCGATTCGGAATCGGGATGGAACTCAAAGCATCATATTACAACCAGGCCGTCAAGAATTTACTATCGGTCAATGTGATCAATGAGCAAGAATCTCTTGCCCTATGATGATACTCGCCCAGGAGACGATGCCGCTGTGAACGATACGTGGCCGACAGTGCCTCATCCTAAGCGCCTGATCCCCAGCAAATCCGACACTGGGAACGGGGCGATTGAAATCATGTCTTTCTGATTCCCACCGAGAACCAGT